AAACTGAAGGCTTATGCAGTGTTTGGAAAGGGCTGGACCCGTCGCGTCAACGCGGTCGAGGACTACGCGAAAAAAATATATAAAACAAGCGTTTAACACTAGACAACGTAATCTTGACGTGATATTTAGCATCATCGCAATTGATGGTGCTAAATAATGCCTGGAAAACAGAAACTTTCCGATGAGGATTTTCTGGCTGCGTGGCAGAAATTCCACAGCGCTTCAAAGGTTGCCGATTTTTTTGGATTTACTGAGCGATGGGCGCACAACAATCGCCGTCGTTTGGAATCTAAGCTCAAGATCAAGCTCGAGGCCAAAGCAGATACTGCAAGGGCATTTGATCATCTGCAAACCCATCATCTGACAAAAGCTCGGCACCACGCCGGTATTACCGATGGGGTGGTGATCGTATTCTCTGACGCTCACTTCTGGCCAGGACTGCGCACCACGGCGTTCAAGGGATTGCTCTGGGCGATCAGCCAGCTCAAACCCTACGCTGTTATAAATAACGGCGACGCATTTGACGGCGCCTCGATCAGCAGATTCCCGAGAATCGGTTGGAATCAACAGCCCTCGGTCCGCGAGGAGCTTACAGCGTGCCAGGAGGCTCTGGCAGAGATTGAGGCGGTTGCTAAAGCGGCACGGCACAACGTCCAGCTCATATGGCCACTGGGAAACCACGACTCAAGGTTTGAAAACTTTCTGGCGGCTAACGCACCAGGCTATGAGGGTGTTGCCGGATTCACTTTGAAAGACCATTTTCAAGCCTGGCATCCGTGCTGGAGCTGCTGGTTGACTGATGATGTAGTGGTCAAGCATAGATATAAGAATGGCGTCCATGCTACGCATACGAACACCATGGGAAGCGGCACGTCGATTGTCACAGGCCATCTGCATTCGTTGAAATGCACCCCATACACAGATTATCGCGGGACGCGCTTCGGCATAGACACCGGAACGCTTGCCGACATTGACGGGAAGCAGTTCAACGATTACCTCGAGGACAATCCGGTCAACTGGCGCAGCGGCTTTGCCGTGCTTACATTCCGAGATTCCCGGCTGTTGTTTCCCGAATTGGCGATCAAACACGCCGAAGGGATACTGGATTTTAGGGGCCAGCTCATCGACGTGTCTGCGCTCTAAATTCCAAGAGGATCGTCTCTGACGGGCCATTGCCGCACGTGAAAATATTCGCCATATTGGTGACGAAGATCTGACGGGTAACCGCGGTCGTCTAACCAATTAAATAGATTGTCGTGCAGCTCGGTGTCCCAGACCTTGGGAAACCCGTAGCGCCATCCTTCGGGTGGATCAACCCAGACTTTCATTTCTCTCCCCTTGCGCGTATAGCGACGCCAATTGAATACACATCATCTCGTCCATTCGGCCAGTCATCACACAACTTGGCACACTCCTCCCGCTCATGCGCGGCGACAAGGACAGCAAAACGTTTAAGGGCTTTAAGATGTGTTGTGTGGCACGATGGCAAATTTGCTTCCCGCGCCATGCGGATGATGTCTTCTTTATCAATCATTTTTGCTCCTGTTTGGACAGCTTCGGCCTTGATTGCAATTCCCGTGGCAGGGAGGACACTGTTTCATTTTTGCTCCTCATTCGTTTGATCATTTTGTGGACGTTCTGAGGGCTACAACCCAGAACCCGTGCTATTTCATTCATGGACGGCAACCGGCCCAGAGACTTCTCAAGCCCACCGATTGCGTCCAATAATCGGATCTGAGCCATCCTCATGCGGCTGCTTTCATCAGCGCATCAAGGGCGCCAATCCGTGCTGAGAACGTCTGAAGAAATCTGGCACGCTCAATTATCGACAGCCGAGCAATTTCAGCATCATTGGCAGTACGCAGTAGCTTGAGCTTAGCGATGCGGTCTACCGGCGGCACTTTGCCGGCTTTCATAACTGCGTCGGCCAGCGCATTGAACTCAACAACCCATGCAGCCTCGTCATTGCTCATCGAGCGTGGCTTGGCTTCGTTGGGGACGCGCAACGCCCAAGTGCCACCAGCTCCATCCTCAAACTCAATGATCTCTGGCGGCGGCTCAGGGGGCTTTGGCAGCGCTTTGGGTGCTACGGCGTCCAGTGGGTTTGCTGGCTTGCCTTCTGGCTTGTCTTGTCTGCGATCTGCATTGTCACCGGCGTCAATCGAGTCATGCTCGGTGATCTCAAGAGCCATCAGCCAAAGGTAGCGTCTAAAGTATGTGTGCTTTCCACCCATGTCTTGAATCGACTCTGGTTTCTGCGTTCCATCTTTTTCGACTTTGGTCGCAGAAACGACAGGGCTTGAGAACACAATCGAGCCACTACCATCAGTGTCGTGGATAGTCAGCGTTGCGCTTGAGTGTTCAAACGTAAAAACACCGCACAATCCAAGCTCATCGAAAATTTTGTGGATCGCCGGAATGAAGTCTCCCAGCTCAAAATAATGGTAGCCAGCAAACTTGTTGTGGCCAGACTTTTTCATTTCTGAAGCCAGTAGCTTTAACCTGGCTTGCGTCAGTTTTTTGTAGACGTTCATTTCTTCACCTTTACGGTTACAGAATCTTGACGCATTGAATGCGCCGGCTTAGCAAGTACAGTCCTTGCGGGTTGCGCCTGGTAATTACGGATCGGCCACGAAATCAAAAACTCCTCGGCGTGAGCTTTGGTTGCGTTGCCAAGCATTTCTTTGAGTTCTTTCTCGCTTTCGGCGATTTTGGTCTCAAGCGTTTTGATTTCTTGTTTGGCCTTGACAATCCGCTCGGCCAGCGTTGCTCCCCAATCGCCAAGATCAACGGAGTCAAGGTTTGGATCGCCTGGCCATTTGAGGCCGAATTCTTGAGGATTGGCAGGGTCGTACCACTCGACTTCACCAGTCTCTGACCAGTGCGTGATCTTAGACTCGAACTCAAACGCTTTTTTGCGGATCAGCGCTTGCGTCTCCTCGTGAGGAGCGAACAGAAATATCCGCAGCTCGATGCCCTGGTAGAGCACGCATACAGCTCCCCACTTGGCACCAGTAATGTCCATCTGTGCTTGGAGCTGGAGCGGACCACGGCTCATTGCTGGGCAATCTTCTGGATACGAGCTGGTCAGCTTTGCCTCGAGCACGCCAAAGCCGTCCAGCGTGATGCTGTCTTGGCCAATGACGTATACGCCGGCATCTGGATTGTTGGTCACGACCAGACCGTTGCCGTCACCGCTCCCGTCAAGTGAACAGGCGATTGGCGCATCGGGATGGAAGTAGGGTTTTGGATGATCTAGTTTCAGATGCGACAGACCCAGGCGTGCGCTTGCCTCGAGCAGCAGAGGCACTTCAAGCAGATTGCCCCAGTGCATTGCCTCGTTGGTCTCAAAATGCTCTGGAGCGTCCTGTAAGGCGTTTATCACGCTCGTGAGGACACCATTAGGCGTCTCATACTTTGAGAGGCCCAGAAGGGCGGGGATGCGGCTTGCAGACAGCATTGTGTTGGGGGTTACCTTGCCGACCATTAGAGACCTCCAGAAAGAGCAAGAAACAAGCAGATCGCTGACATCGCGCCAACGGCGATAGATGCCAGGATGATTGTCAGATTGGAGTCGTGGTCTTCAGGTCTCATTGCTCGGCTCCTGGGTTGGTTCAACATAGGTCACGGTGGCGTATTCATCGGCGTCCCAGTTATGGATTTCGATGGTGTTGAACTCCTCCCAGCTCTCACGATGAACGTGGGCAAGGATGATTTCCTTGATTTCTTCTTTCGTAAAAATAATTTTCATGATGCTCCTTGGTTGGGGCCGAGGCCCCGTGGTTGGTTTACAGGTTTGCGATGCGTTCTTTGGCGGTTTTGTAAGCCCAGGAGGTGGCTGCTTCTTGGCTTGAGAAGGTTTTGCTACGTTGCGGTACGCCGAAGTCGTTGAAGTCACGACCAATCTTGCGACCGTTTTGGACCCAAGCTGCAAACTCGGTTCCGTTGTCGTTAAGGCCGACGATGTAGCCGATCTCACGGTTCTTGCTGTCAAACTTGCCAGATCCGAGCCACGCTTCCAGAGGGTTGTTCCAGTCATTCATCTTGCTTGCTCCTTGGTTTTGCGCCACGACGTGCAGCGCATGAGTGAAACCTTAACATGGTTGACAACCCTCACAAAGCATTTTTTCAACTTTTTTTCATCTTTCGGACTAGGGCAAACCCTGCTCGCGGAACCTTAAAAATTTTCTCCACAAGCGGATCGACTTCGGGCATGATCCGCAGTTCGTGTTGACGTCATCTCTGGAGAATTTCCCTGTCGGGACATTTCAGCAGCCGGACGAGGCGCCGGCATGGAAGGAACCCGATCGGGAAACCGCATGGAATCTATTGAAATGATGACCCTTCAGTTCGTTATCCCTGGCCCACCAGTCGGCAAAGGCAGACCACGGTTCAGCACCGCTGGCGGAAAGCCCCGTAGCTACACGCCGGCTGTCACTCGAGACTATGAATCGCTCATCGCAGCTCGAGCAGCAGAGGCAATGCACGGTAATGCACCGCTGCAAACGCCCCTGACGGTCTACATCTACGCATCTATGAGCATTCCCTTGAGCTGGTCGAAAGCAAAGCGCCAGGCAGCTCTGGACGGTGACATTTACCCTGCCAGACCAGACGTCGACAACATTGCCAAGACCGTTCTCGATGGAATGAACGGCGTGGTTTACGAGGACGACGCCCAAGTGACATTCCTGAAAGTCACCAAGAAATATGCCGAGGAAGGATCGGTCACGGTCTGGTTGTCGGAGAATATAAAGTGAGTAAAAAGGCAAACATCGAGGCCAAAAGAAGGCTCGAACGGATGCCCTACAGAGGGTTAGATTTGAATGGCAAACCACTCAGAGATTATACAAAAGCTGAAAAGGAGATCGTAAAGGAAATTAAAAGAGAGTACGAAAACAGCCTCAAAAGCCCCTCAGAGTAGCCTGTGAATAACCTGTGGATAACTACCCTAAAATCTGTGGATAACCCTGTGGATAACCTGTGGATAACTTTTCTTCATATACGTGCGCGCGTAGAGATCTTAGTCTTAGATCTTAGTCTTAGATCTTAGACTTAGAGAGCTTAGATGTAGATCTTAGACAAGGAGCTTAGACTAAGATGAAAGACTCTATATTTAATTTTACTAAAGAA